CAGCCTGATGGCTGCACGTTCAGCCTTTCGGTAATCCGGAAATATGAGCGCCGGCCCGTCGGGAATGCCGTGCAAGATCCCACCATGTATGGGATTTCGGGAATAGAAATCCCACCATATACGGGATCCCGCGTGCGGGAATCCCACCATGTAAATGAAGTTGTGAAAGATCAGGTATTGAGAGAGCCGAATGATATCGCCCTCTTCTGCCTGGCAATGGCCATCCACTTCTGTCTGCACATCATGTACTTGAATGCATCGCAGAAGTTGGTCGACTCCATGGGTAGTCTTGAAGGTTCCAATTTGTCGCTTTTCTTGACCTTCTTGATCTCACCCTTTGCGTCCTTGGTAACAGGAGTGATCTCGAGCTGGCTCTTCAGCTCCTTGCATTCGAACTTATCGATTAGCAATTTGGGTAGCCGCTTATCCTTCTCACCCATCATGATGTTCATCAGGTTGAATTCATCAGCATGGGTGATGTTGCCTTGACCCACACTCATCAACTGAACCATCCATCCAGTACGATTGTTCTGTCGATCGAACTCAATGTCATGCTTGAGTTGAGTTGCAAAGTCTCTCCCACTCTTACGATACTGGTTAGTCGAACGATCATGGTACAACTGCAGGATCTTCTTCTTATGTGGGCCAAAGAAGGTAAGGAACTGATCAGCGAGCTCACGGATCCATGCAGGAGTGATCGTGTACATACCCTTGAGAACCCTGTATGTATTGCCTTGCTCTTGTCCGATCACCAGGCTCATCATGTTCCCTGCATCGAATCCACCCTCCAGGATCCTGTCATGCTGGATGTACTTTAACCCCAGTGAGGATTGAGAGATATTGTCCTTGATGCCGAATTTGTCATAGTAATTGTAGTCGTACCCGTCCTGGTAAAAGTGTTTGTCAGCCAGGGCACCATAGAACCTGGCACCTTTCTCCATTGATTTCTTGATGGACAGGACGGCAGACTTGAACTCCTCGAATGTCAGGGACGCCAGAAGGTTTTCAAAATACTTCAGGGAAAGAATATCCGCATTGGCAAAGGAGCTGACGATGTAATAGAAGGTGCTGTCGCGGCGGATCTTCCGCAGCCTTTCATTCCACCTGGCTTGAAGTCGTTTGAGATTTTCAACCTTTTTGGGATCGGCACCCTCCTTGCCTGCCTGGTACAATTCCAGGTTGATCTCGTTTACAACGATGGCGGTCTGGAGTATCCGGGTGATCTGCTCTTTGTCCATGTTCTTTTCCATGCGGAGCATCCAGTCACTTTCACCGACCGTTGGATCTGGCATATCGCTGCAAAACGTCTGGCCCATGAAGTAATGCGAATGACCATAGAGTGAATAATCACCCCTGAGGGTTGGGAACAGTTTGCTCAGCTTATCCCACTGGAGGTATTTGGCCTCGTCCCCAAAATGATGAACAACCGAGATCCCGGCATTTGAAGAAGGCCGATCGAGCGAGGTACAAAAGAATTTACAACCGTTGAAAGTGGAGATTGTATGGCGGTAGGTGAAGGTCTTGATCAGCGGTTTCGGCCAGTGATCTGGTGGCGGCTGGTCAACCACGAAATGGTAATTTTCCAGGAACTTCATGCGATGTTCCCAACCAAGAATCACGGCCGGGATGATGTTGGTGAGCAGATTGACATAGGTATCGCTGACGAAGGCAAACGATGCCCTTGGCATATCGTAAATCACATCAATGGATCTCTTTGCCAGGATATCAGTACTCTTGGCGGTACCGCGGCCGCCGATCAGGTAAAGGTTGGCAGGCTTGACCAGGTCGATCAGGGTCGAGATCCAGTTGGAGTACCTGATATCCGCTTCCTCGGCCGTAATTTTATTCCTCGCCATCTTCTACGAATTGAAATGGGACATCCTCAATCATTGCATCCCTGCGTACCTTCATTCGTTCAGCCTCGCTGATATCGAGGCGATCAATGAGTGCAGCCAGCTCATTTCTGTTTACTTCCGGAACACCAAGCTCTCTGAGGCGTATGGTATAGAATACCGGGCGCCGGTCAAGCAGTTCATCCGGCACCTGGTTCGGCTTTTCCTTGCCGACTCCTCGCAGCTGGGCAGCATCCATGATACACCGGCGTTCCGTTTCAAAATCATTCATCTCATGGCAGATCCGAGCCATGTTATCCAACCGGTCGGCATAGATATTCGCCCAGGCCTCTACCTTCACGGTGTTGTCCAGGTTGAAGAAGTTCAGGGTTTCGAAGAAAAGTTGAGTGGCCGTATGCTTTGAGATCATCGGCCATTTCAGCACAACGGCATTGATGATGAAGCTTTTCGATTCGTATTTGTTGAACAGAGCCCGGATGTAGTCGATTTGTTCAAAGTAGATGACAACCTTCTCAGGAAGATTTCTGGTCTCCCCCCGCTCGATCAGCGCCTGCAGCTGCTCGTACTCCTTTCGCTCTTCATCGAAAAACACCTTCCGTTTCAGGTTTTTCAACTTTTCGGCCGTGGAATCCTTCTTCCACTGCTGCAGGGCCGTAACATTGCCGTCCTTGGCCCGGCGCAGGTTGGCCTTATCCAGTTCGGCCTGCGTGAGCAATACTCCACGATCGTAATGATAGCGAATGTTTCCCTGCCGGTACCGGGGATCATCCTGTGAGATGGTAAACGCGGCCTCGAACATTTTGTAGTCGATGTCAAGGTACATCGCGATCTTCCTGACGCTGTAATTGATGGCCGCCAGGTGCTCGACCTCTTTAAGTTGTGCTGGTGTCAATTCCATGGAAGATCTCGTTTTTTCTGAATTCAAAGACTGATGGCGAATCCAGGAAGATGTATTGTTCGTGCCGGGCGTTTTCGCCCCAGTTGCCAGATCCTTCTACGATGAACCGGTGGTGGCCGGAACTGATCAATGCGATTTTCGCATGTGTCCAGGCATGCCTAACCCGGACCGGCTTCGATTCACAGATGGTGACCAGGTGATCATTAACCCGGGGGTAAAGTTTCCGGACCGTATCGCTCAGAAAAATATCGACTGAGCCGATGAGTCCGCGATCAATCAGCCGGACCATTGAATCAATGATCCGGATGTTGATGCTGTATGTTGCCAGGATAAGTGAATCAATCCGGCCACACTGCCTGATCACATACGGGATGAAGGTGAAAGCGTTGAATGAATTTACCGTCCACAGGAAGAAGATCTCACCAGGGACCGGGAGCCGGCCGGCCAGCGCCTTCACCGACTCGATCCTCCGTTCATGCAGCTGCAGGAATTTTTCAATCAGGATCCCTGACTGGCCTGCAGCTTCGGGTTCGCCATCTGACTGAACTTCCTGTAAATCCTCGATATTGAAGAAACGCCTGTCAGACATTGAGCAACCTGTTTATTTCCGAAAGTTCGATCTCCATTTCAGTGACACGTTTTGACCTGTCTTCGTTGAGAACGGAATGAGGATCCCGGCGCACCGATGCCCGGGTCCTGACCAGGTTGTTTTCCAACCGCGTTCTTTTATGCACCAGATCCATGATCTTCATAGACCGAAGTGCATCAAGCTTTTTTAACCGGTCGAAGATCGGATGCTTGCCCAGGATAGAACCGGTCGTTTTGTAATGCTGCAGCTCCAACCATATAAGCCGGTTTTCCAGGTAATGTAGGACTGTCGATTGTGATGCAGCCAGGATCTCGTCGTGTGTTGCTGCAGTAAAAAGCCGGGCATGCCCTTGCCTGTAGAGATCATAGGCAGAGAGCATGTCGGCGACGAGAATCTTCAACTCAGCCGGGCAGGTAGGCAGCCGCAAAAATGGGAATTCATCCCTGATCCGGAAGGCCGGGACTGAGTTTATTGCTACTTTTTGCGGCTCTCTTTTTTTGGCGCCGGTATTTTGTCAGCGGAAGGTTTTACCGCTTTTTTGGTGACCTTGGCCGGCTGACCGGTTACATCGACCGGATCAGCAGTTGATGCAGCGCTGGTATCTTCAACCGGTGCAGAGACTTCAGATTTCACCACAACAGGCTCCTTGAGCATATCGGTCAATTCGGGCCGGCTGATCCCTGCGAGCTCGCGCAATTCCTCATGGATGACACCTAGCATGTAGTCGCTTTCGGACTGAATGTTCAGTTGTTTCCGGATGTGCAGTCTGGAGGAGAACTGCAAAACCAGCGCAACGCCACCAGTGTAGCTGCGATCGCTCTTGAAGTAGGTTAAGATTTTTTCTTTCATGGCATGAAAATGTTGATATCACGACAAACTTACTTTCCAGCTACTACAGCGGAAAGGACAAAAAAGAACCGCTGCAACATTCTGCAGCGGTTCCCCACCTGAAAACAAACTATGAGGGATGATCACAGTTTCTACTACTGCCGGCTCAGCTCGAAGAACTTCCACGCGTTGGCCCCGCTCTTGAAAGCCTGGAAGGTGATCCTCGCACCAGCGATGGCGGACCACTCAGTTCCATTGGACAACACGAAGTCAGTTCCGGCGATCTTCGACGGATACGTCCCACCTGATCCCAGGAAGGTGTACTTGCCACCGCTCACAGGATTGGTACAGGTCGTAATTGTTGCAATCGCGGCGCTACCGGTGGTCAGTTGGTATTCACCCTGACCGGCAGCGAGATCGACTGAGGTAGCATTGGCAGCAACGGTTCCGGTCACTGCGCTGAAGGTGACAGTGCCGAGGTAGTCAGCAACGTCAGGGCCCTTCTGGGTCGATTTGAACGTGAACGTGGTTTTGTTCTTGTCCTTGTCATCCTCCGACTTGAAGACCATCTGCAGGGGCGAACACGGCGTCCCGTAGAGGTTCTTTTTCGTGGAAGAACAACGTTCGACAATGATACCAATGTTTTTGTTCATCCAGTTGGCGCGGAACTCGCGGATCTCAACCGAGTCACCAGGGTGATCGAATTCCACGTTCTGGATGATTCCCTTGGCATCGGGATCACCTTCACTGTCGGCACCGGCTTTCACCGTGGACTGCGTAGCGTAAACGGTGACCGCGTAGGCCCCGTCATTCATCACCAGGTTGCCGGCAATGACAATCCCGCTCTCGTCACGCGACGGATTGGTCTTGACATCGTCCCAGTCAAAGATGATGATTTTGTCCTTCTTGTCGCCCCCGACACCTTTGTTGTCTCCGGGCTTGGCAACATTCACTTTTGCGTACATACGTCTATGAAATTATAGAGGTTAAGACTGGCGAAAGCCGTGGGGAGGGGAGTTACCCCTCCCCGCCCGGCTATGCGCTGCGGTCGATTTCGTAGAACTTCCCGTTGGCTGCCTTCTGGACCCTGATCCAGGTTCCGGCAGAGAGTGTCATCGCGGCCGTCAGCACGAAGTTTCCGGCATTCGCAATGGTGGTGGCGTTGGTGCTGCTGCCCCCGTAGAGGGTGTAGACCTTGTCAACAACGGAATTGTCGAGGGTCGTGATGGCAGTCGCCTGGGTGTTGGCGGAAGTGATGAACTTGTCACTGCCGGTCACATCCGGAGAGGTATCGTCGGCGGCGATCGCTGTCGCATTGCTGGAAACCGTCTCGCGCTTGAGCTCGATGAACTTCCCGTCACTCCTCTTCTTGAGGTAGATCACATCGCCGACCGAAGGATTCCAGGCAGCAGTGATCAGCGAGAAGTTGCCTGCGGCCGCGATGGTCGAAGCATTGGTGGCATTGCCGCACTTGATGCGAACTTCCTGACCGATGGCGCAGTCATCGATGGTCGTGATGGCTGTGGCCTGGCTGTTTGCCGGGGTCACCAGGGAAGTGTGGTTCAGAACGCTCGGAGAGGTGTCGTTGGCATCCGCCTGGATATAGTAATCAGCAGGCTCGTCCACATCGTTGCAGAAAATCATCTGCGTGGAATAGTCGCTGGGCATCTCGGCGGCGCTGGCGTACTTACGTCCCACCAGGTAAGCCCAGAAGGATTCCCTCCAGTTCGACCAGACCTTCAGGGTCCAGTCCTGCTGCTCGATGTTGAAGTTGAGCATCTCACCAGGGGTATCTTCGAACTGGCTGAAGTTTCCATCGAGGGTCCAGACCAGACGCTTGCTCGGCGCCATTCCGATCACCGGAATGATCTTCACGCTCGGATATTCCTTCACGTACATGATGTCGGCCTTGTAGTCCTGGTTCAGGCCGTAGAGGGTCTCCAGGTTCTTGTGGTAGTCGCTCAGGGCGTCGGTGCTCATGTAAAGCACGACGCGGCCGGAATCGCGCAGAACTTCGGGGACCAGCTTGGTACCTTCGCGAACGTAGTTCGCAATGGTCGACGGGGTCCATTCGCCCATGACGAATGGCTTCACCTTGAACAGGGCGATCTGGTTCTTGAGGAACTTGAGCATCCCGTTGCTGGCCTGCATCGACGTTCCGGGAACGTTGATGGTCGGGTTTTTGCGCACGCCGCGGATGGCACGGATCGTCTTCTCGTTGCGCAGCTTCTTGGCAGTCTCCACCAGGATGTACTGGATGAATGACCATTTCATGGTCGAGGATCCTTCCCGGTTCAGGTAACCGATCCAGCTCTTTTCAAGCTCTTTCAGCTGCACGAACTTGTGCGCGAACATAACGTCGTACATGGTGAGGACCTCAGGCTCGAATTTGTAACCGCCCTTGACGACGTTATCAAAGTTGGAACCGAGCGCCGTGCCATCAGCCTGGCTGAAGTCATCGGTGAGGAACATGTTGACTAGTACTGCCTGATCCTGGTACCCGCTCTGGGTCGGGAAGATCTTCTCCAGGTCAGGGATCTCGGTGAGGA